GATTTAGCATCACCCAACCCAGTAGGTGTAAATATAACAGATATCTTACCACCTATTGTTGCGGAACATTTACAATTTTTATGTTCATTTACAAATTTATTATATTCATCAACTTCATTTTGATTTAAAGTAAAAATCATTTGCTCAGATTTACTTTCTTCTTTATTTTTATTATGTCTTTTTGACACACGTTCTAATGTATTCTTGAAGTCATCCGATAAATCAATAACAGTTATTGGATTCTTTTTAACCTCCTTATATTCTATACAAGGATATGATTTAGGAAACCATTCAGTATTACCACATTTATTACATTTATGAACATATTTTTCTGGATTAGATAAAAGTACTTCTCCTGTAAATGTCAATTCTGTACCACATTTATCACAATATTGGTGAACTTCAAATGATTTCATTTCAATTTGTTTTTCCATGTTCAGATATTCTTTTATTTATAATATAGTAATATTCTTCGTTCAATTCATAACCTATATAGTTTCTATTAGTATTTATAGCTGCTATAGCGGTTGAACCAGAACCCATACAATTATCTAATACAATATCGCCTTCATTTGAATATGTTTTTATAAGATATTCTAGGAGTTCAGTTGGTTTTTGTGTTGGATGTAATTTACCATTACGATTTGGAACAACATTAAATTCAAGTACATCAGAAGGTTGTACCCAGTCTGGATCATATCTTCTTTTCTGTTTATCAAATTGTAAATGATTATTATCACCACAATAATGGTCATAATTATAACAAGCTTTCCCTACGCCTACACGTTCTTTCATAATAGGATTATATGTTGCTTTTGAATTTCCAAAAATGCATATTTCTTCATAATATTTCATAGGACGGTATTTTGCACTTGCCATACCGGTAGGAACATTTTTCTTCCATATAAGTTTATATCTAAAATCCTTTATATTACTTTGTATCAAATTTAATGTAAATAACCCTGCACTAAACAATACAATATTTCCGGTAGGCTTAATTATACGATTATATTGTTCCCAAAGTTTATCAAATGGAATTAAACAATCCCATGATATACACGTCATATTATAGGGTAAATCACATAAAATTAAATCAATGGAGTTGTCTGGAAGATTTTTCATTCCTTCCAAACTATCCATATTATATATAGTATTGAGTTCTATCATAATTAAAATGGCATATTATCTTGATTAAATAAATCAATTGGTTGTTTTGTTAATTTAATATTTTCATCATCAGAACTTTCTTGTAATCCATCAAATAATTTATCTCTTAATGAATTTGTATTTTCTTGTTTTCTTAAGAATCTATCATTTGAACCATCAAGCTTAGAATAATTATCATATTCAAATCCGGAGTGTATAATATTTGGAAGTTCTTTTTCAATATCTTTTATTTGAAGTTTTTGTGTATGTGGTAAATCTGGTAATTCTTCTTCATTTTGTTTAATAATTTCAAGTTCTTTATCATTTTCTTCACTTTTAATATTATCTAACAATTCTTGTAAGAAGAATTCTTTTGTTAATGCATTACCATTAAAACCATCAAATAAAGAAGTTTTCTTTTCCCATAACAATTCAAATGGAGTAATTGTTACATTACCATTTTTAGGTCTTGTTTGAATTGTTATAACATTCCATAATTCTTCAATCAATTCAAATACCTGGTCTAAATAATCTATATTATCTACTAATACATCTGGGATTGAATTACCAAATTTAGCGGCAAAATCAGCTAACCATTTTCTAATTTCATCTAATGTTGTATTAGTATGTTGTAATGTCCATTTCTTAGCTTCAACTATAAATTTATATACCGGAAAGTCTAATCGATTTTTTTGTCTATTATATTCAATTAAAATAAATTTCCTAATTCTATCAAGTTTTGTATAATTTATTCTATTTTGTTTTTTATCAACACAATATTCAAAAATATCTTTAATAGTTTCACAATCATAAAATTTATATAAACCAACCACTATAGGAATATTCTTTTCAATAATTTCAATATCACGACAATATAAATTATTATTTATTCTATCTTCAACATATTTGTTTTCATTACTCTTAAATATATCATAAGAACCACCTTTCATCAAATCTTTATAAACATCTATGTTACCATCATTGAGATGTTCAAGGAATGCAAATGTTTCATTTTTGATATAATTATATCTTAAATGACGACAAGCTTTTAATTCTTCTTCAATAACTTCAAGTTCACTATCCGGTATAACATTTGGGTGATCTATAATTTCTACTTTATACCCATAATATCTTATACCATTTAACATTACCTGTAATTGTTTTGAATACTCAGAATATCGTTCTTCAAATACTTTAAGTTTATATGTTGTTTCATCAATATAATATTTTACATCATTTTCATCATATTTTAAACATTTATTTGATGCCAAAATTGAAGCAATAAATGGCGAATATTTAGATTCCTCTTGGTTACGTTCCAACATATCATTACAGGTTTTAATCATATCTCGACATAACAAAAGGTCCTTTTTATCAAAATCGAGATTTAGATTTTCTGTATATAGATAATTTATTGGGAAACCGGTAGAATCCTTTTTAGGTAAGAACATTTTAATATACAAATCATTATTTCTTAATCGATTTGCAAACTGTTCAATATCTTGTGGAATCCATCTTTCATTAAAATATACTGAAAATACATATCTATCACAAATATCAACACCCACTGATAAATAAGTTGTACAAAAAATAATATCATTTGTACCAATTGATTTATCAATATTTATATTATCCATTGATTCCTCACCAGTATTTGACTTCTTATAATAGAATGCTTTTAACTGGTGATTTTTATCTGGATGTTTTTGGTCTAAATATTTTTGAATAAGTCCGGTTACTTGTTCAAAATATAAGTTACCTTTATTTGTTGGATATAATATCTTTTTACCCGATATAATATCTTCACCCATAGATTCTGCCATATTTATAAGTTGTTCATATTTGGATTCACACATGTGACATTCAAATATTTTTTCTCTAAAATCTTCTTTAACAACTTTAATATGTTTAATATTCGGAAAGAATAATAATTCACCAGTTGGTGTACCAGTCATCATAATAATCTTTGCTTTACAATTGGCCAAACGTTGAATACAAGGACTCATAACTTCTCGGTATGATGAGGTAAACAAAAGATGTGATTCGTCAATTACAATATATTCAAACTTAGCTTGGTCGAGTTCCATAACATTAAGTTTTGAAAATTTATCAATTGTCATTGACATATTCTTACCAGAAAACAAATCATCTATAGTTGGTCGTTTATTACCATAATAATATAACCAATCTTTAGTTACTTCTGATGCTTCAACTTTTGCCTTAATAGTTGATGTAAATGGTAATATAAGTAATGTTCTTGCCTTTAAAGATTTAATCATTTCGGTTTTACCGTATCCGGCTCCGGCTTCAAGCAAAGTTATTTTACCAAGATTTTTTAATATATCATCTTTAATATCAGATAGATATTGTTTATGAGTCATATTTAATCTAATATGATTTGTTTTATCATTCAATATCTTAATTGGATCTATGACATCTGACTCTTTTTCCTTAATTTCTTCTTCAACTTTTTTAAGCTCATCGGTATAAATATTTGATTCCTTTATCTCCAACTTAAAACCGTGATATTTATTCAATTCTTTAACAGCCCATAATGAAATAGGTTTGTTATGTATAGATGCGGTTTTAACGTCACCGGCAAGCTCTCTATATGAAGTACCTAAACAAATTTCATTCATTAACGATAATGCTTTATCATAACCATATAATGAACATAAAGTGTTTGCTAACTGCCAACGTTGAGCGTGTTTATAGTGGCGACGACCTAATGATTTTGATACATCTCGTTCATTGATATTAGTAATATTTGTCATATCAACATTAACATCTTGAACAAACATATCATTATTAAACCAATCTAATTTGGCAAAAATTTGTTTCAAATCAACATGTGAAATCCAATCAATAGATTCAATACCATTATTAAATGCAGATTCAAAACCTACATCCAATCGTAAATCAATAAAATTTGTATTTAATAATGCTTTATTATCTGAAGATATGAATGAACCCTGTTGTGGCTTACTCATTGCCATATCAAGATAAGACATAATATCATCCTTTGTATAATTAAGTTCCTTACAATATTTATTAAGGACTACATATACATAAGAATATTTATGTCTAAAATTACAAAGATATTCAATCTTTTTATTTTTTAGTTCTTCTGATATAGGATTAATTTTTGTCCAAATATGAAGACCTTTTCCAGATGCGGATTTACAAACTCCAAGAAACCAATTAAATTGTTTTAATTCATCAAAAATTTTTGATTTCAATTCACTTGCAATATTTTCATCTTTAATATCAAGGTCAATTGTTTGGAAACCATTCCATCCACTATAAGAATTTTCACCAACCGGACGATTATTGTTAAATGTTGAATATAATACTTTACGATTTATCTTATCAATATTTTGGTATGAATCTTGATGCATCAATTCATAAATATCACCAAAATTCCAAATCATACCAACGTGTTCATAAATCGAATTGATAACCAAACATCTAATATTTTCAAGTTGGTCAATATAGAAATCAATACGTTCATCTTCAGAACACTCATCATAAATATATGATGAATATTCACGGCGATTTATTTGAGTATTATTAAATTCGTTATAATCTTCTGAAATTTGTCTAAAAGAGTTAAGAATTTCACTTATTGATTTTTTATTTTCATTACCATAGATACTATTTATTGACTCAAGCAACTTTGGTAATGTATTCTTAATTTTCTTACTCATCTAATTCCTCTCATACTATATATTTTATATAAAAATAGAACATGATTTTATAATATTTCAACCACTTTAAGGATAAAATATTTATAAAATTTTATTTTTATTTATAAATGAATATAGTAATAATTATGTCTTGTATACAACAAAATAATAATCAAAATTTAACCGCTGAAGAATACCTAAAATTACAAGCGCAAATTGAAGATCAAATAGATTATCAATTTATTCAAAGAATTATTCAGGAGGTAACACAATCTTGTGCTATGCCATTGCCTATACCCGCAAGTGCAATTCCTCCACTTATTTACCAAGCAGCATCTTATTTTTGGGAAAATTATGATTTTGCAGTAGAAGAACGATATTACTGTTTGAAAAATACGGATTTTCAAAAATGCGGTCCAAATAGAACAGTTAAATTACCTGAAAGAATAATGGGAGTATTTGGAGTTTATAAAACAACAGATTCATTTAATTATGGTGTAATGGGTGACTTCTCACTTGAACGTATGATTCTTAATAATTCTGCATTGGCTTCTGGTGCAGGTGGTTCATTATCAGATGTATTTGGTTCTGGTACAGGTTATAATTTAACTGATGTAACTGGAGCATTATATGAAGTATCTACATATAAAGCAATGTTTGATACTCCTGTAACATTTAATTATAATCCGTATTCAAAAACATTAGTTATATTAGGTAATTTGGGTTATTCTGATTTAGTATTACAATGTCATTTACGTTGTAAAGTACAAGATTTATATAAATTACATTATTTCTTTAGATATTGTGTTTGTTTAACATTACGTTCATTAGGTACTATTCTTGGTACTTTTGAGTATAAATTACCCGGTGGTATTACTCTTAATCATTCAAGATTTTGGGATATGGCAAATGAAGAAATGCAACAAATTGATGAATGGATTAATAAACAACATTCAGCTGATTATTTCTTTAATACAAATACAATTTAATAATTAGTTATGAAATCAATATCTGAATATATAAATGAAAAACTTATAATTAAAAAGAAAGAATATAAGTATTTTCCTAAAACTAAAGAAGAATTACAAAATTTGATGAAACAACTAATTGAAGAACGAGGTAATGATGGTTATTTTAATGATATAGATACATCTGAAATAACAGATATGTCAGAATTGTTTCAAGATATTGAAAATTTTAATGGTGATATATCTAATTGGGATGTATCTAAAGTAACTAATATGCAAAAGATATTTTTTAATTGTAAATCATTTAATCAACCATTAAATAGTTGGGATGTATCTAATGTAAATAATATGAAGTTTATGTTTGGTGGATGTGAATCATTTAATCAACCATTAAATAATTGGAATGTATCAAATGTAATGGCTATGTATGGTATGTTTGCGGGTTGTGAATTATTTAATCAAGATATATCTAATTGGGATGTTACTAATGTAGATAACTATCAATATATATTCGATGATTGTAAAATAGAAGAAAAATACAAACCAAAATTCAAATGAAATCAATAACTACATATATCTCTGAAAAGCTTATAATTAAGAAAGAAAATAAAATAAATAAAGATATAAATCCAAAATATCTTGGTTTATCTAAAGCTGTTTTAAATTCTTATAATAAATATAATTCAGAAAATAGATCTACAAGGAATGAAAGAAAGATAATAAATCAAGCATTAACAGATTGGCTTGAAGATTCTGGAGTATTTCCTAATGAAAATCAAATATACGAAATTAAAATCGATAAAATATGGTCATTCTGTATATATAATACACCAGACCTTGTTGGTGTCACATATATTAAACATATCGAATCTGAAAAAACACCTTTATATCCTTATCAAACATCGTGTTACTTAAAAAAATCTAATAATGATAAAGATTATATACCTTCTATTATACATAAATTTGTTTCTGCTAAACATAATTCTTATTATGCTGCATTTACATATGATTATGATGATATTTCAACAGCATTAAATAAATTTGAATTATATAATAAATATGAAGTATACAGTTGGGATATAGATAGTATGATAAGATAATAATGATAATATTTATATAATTATGGGTAGATTATTCTACCCATTTTTTATTTTTATATATAATAAAAAATTAAATTATAAGATAATGGATATAAAAAATAGTGTTGAATATAGATTTGATGAATATAAGAAATACGATTTTTTAGGTGACAATAAATATGATTATGCAAAAGAAGGAATATTAAATAAATGTTTACCTAAAATTTTATTTAAAGGTAATTCTATATTTGTAACATATTTACAGCTTATTGATTTAAGATTGATTACAATGTTTAAATACATTGATAAAATTAAACAATTCAAATATATATCTTGGTATTAAATGGATTTTATAGATAATTACGGACATGTTTTCAGTATGCCTTCATATAATAAAAAACCAATCGGTTATCAATATGAAGAGAATCGTTATATATTTTGGATAAATGATAAAGAAGAAAATAAATTATCTATAAATAATTACTATGTAAAAATAGTTAATTTATTACTTGATAGTGAAAATTTATCTAAAATAGAAATAACTTGTGAATCAGAAAGATTTAAGCTTATGAAATATTCACAAGTAAAAGATAGTATAGATGGTAAATCAATTGAAGATAATTTTTCTTATAATTTAGTTGGTGATTTTAATAATGAAAATGATGAGGATATTTTATGTATAAATTTAGAAGATAATAAATGTATTGTACCAATATATATTATCGGAACTTCTAATGAAGAAGGTTCTTGGTATACAAATATTCTAATACATATTTTTTATAAAAATCAAAGTGAAGAATATTCATATATTACCGTTGGTGGTGTATTTGTTGATGAATGTGAACAACTTATTATAAATGGACGTAATCTTGGTATAGATTTACCTAAAGATATTATAAAAGCTGTATACCAAGGATCATATTATAATGAAGAATTTAATACAAATTTATATAATGAAAAATTAAAAGAATATTTAATGAACTATATTGGAATTAAAGGTGAATTAGGTAACTTTAATTCTATTGAAAATTCATTAAAATGGTTTGGTTGGGGTAACCACATATCAATATCAAAATTATTACAAACAGATAATCAATTCAAAAATCAATTTATAAGAGATTATTTTGATATTAAATCTGATTTATTAAAATCTTTTAATACATTTAGAAATTCAACATATATATCTTTAAAGTTAGAATTGAATAAAGAATTAGAAGAAGAAAATTTATTTGAATTTGATAAAGAATTTTGGGGAGAAGGTAAACCTAAATTTGAATCATTGATTGATAAAGATATAATTGTAGAAAGTGAAATAAAGAATTCACTAAAATATATTAAAAAATATTATGATTATTCATTTAGTGAATTAGGATTAAAATTATGTTGTCTAAAACAATTTTTAGAAAAATATTTTTTACCAATACACTTATCAATTTATTCATTGTCAATGAATGAAAATTGTTTTGCAAACGACATTAAATTTGTAAATAGCTCAAAAGTATCTGTAATAGAAAAACTAATTTATATACCAGATAATAAAATTAATGTTAAATTCCCAATATCTAATACATTTTATTTTAATAAACAAATTCATTTTGTTGATGAAAATTTAAATGAATTTAATATTAGTGATATTGAGAAAATCAAAAATTCAAAAGAAAATATATTTTACATAAATGATACATGTGTAAATATACCTATTTCATTTGAAGGTAATAATAAAGAAAATTACTTTAATTGTAATTTAATTTTAGAAAAGAAAAATAAATCATTACAACCTATACAAACAATTGAATTTAATAATATTAAATTTAATTATAATTCTGATTTATTATTTCTAAAAAATAATAATTTAATATCTAATGATATAGAATATTCATTTAGATATGATAATAATGATATATTTTCAAGTTATTATAAAAATTTTGATGACTTGAAAAAAATTGTTGTATATAATTCTAAGCTAAATAAAGGAATATCTATTAAGGTAGATAAAGATAAAAATGAAGATAAATATTTTTTTAATTATATAGACTTAGAAGGAAATTCAAAACAATATGAAATATCTAAAGATAAAGAACAAATAGAATATATAAATATTGAAGGTGTATTAAATAATTATATTATTCCCAAACAAGAATATATTTATATTAATAATTCAGAATATTTTATTAATGTATATCCTGTATTTGATTTTTATTTACGTATTAAGACCAACGAAAGTAATATCGATACAATATTTGATAATGATATAGAATATACAGTATTTAAGGATTTTAATATTTATCAAACAAGAAATTATGAAAAATGTTTTGAATCATCATTTTCATTTATCCAAAGCGATGAAGAATCAAAATATAAGAATTTTATAATTTATCCTAAAGTTATTGGAAAAAATAATAATCCAAATAATCCCAAGGGTGAAATTTCTTATTGGGTAAATGAAGATTTTAAATTAAGTTTATTAGTAAATAATAAATGGTATTATTATGATTTTACTTGTAAAATATCAAATCCTAATATAAAACTTGGTAAATTGAAATACCAATATTGGGATAATGATTTAAAATATACATCACGATTTAACCAAATAAATGATATAACCGAAGATGGTATAAAATTCAATTCATTTATGTATAATACAAATAGTGTTATTGTAAATAATATAAACTTTAAATATGATTATATTAAATATTCAATATTACATAATTTAAAATATATTGATGGTTCACAAATAAATGATGATGATTTTTATCAAATCATTACATTAAATGGGCAAAAAATATTTATCAATCGTGATTATTATGGAAAAGATTTTTCATTAAATTATAATTTATTAAATGATTTTAATAAAACTCAACTATACTTATATATTTATAATGATATAATATTTATTATTTATGAAAATGAAGGACCAGATGGAAATTCAATTTTTATAATTAATGAAAACCAAAATTATGAATATAATATTATTAGTGAAAAAAGTACTGATATAAATATGGAATTGGATGCTAATTTATTATTTAAGTATGATCCAATAAAAAATGTATATAATGTATTTTATTATTCTTATTCTAAAAATGAAGAAAAACTATTTGGAACTTCAAAAATTTTAGATATACTTCATAGTTCAAAAAATACATTGTTAGATAAATATATCCAAAAATTAAATATACCAACAAATAATAAATCATTTTTAAATAATATACATTTATTCAATATATATAGAAAATATCAAACATCGGAATATTTAAGTTTCGATGCACCAAAAATATTAGTTAACCAAAGAATTGAAAATAATGGTATTTTTTATGATGTTAATTTATCATTTTTAGGTGTAACATATGGTAATAAAGTCGAAACTGAAATACGTATTTTAGGAATTGATGAAGTTGATAAAAATGAAAATATTACTTATGAAGTAAATAAATATTCATATATATATTTTACCGATGAAAATAAAAATTTACCAGTAAATAATATATTCCATATAGATGAAATCTTTAGTGGCGAAAATAATATTTATCCAGACTTATATCGTGAGTTTTATATAAGTAGCTTACAAGAATTAGAAGTAGATGAAAATCATCACGATACAGATATAAAAGTTAAATCATATAGAAAAACAGAAGATAATAAGTTTGAATCATATAATGAAGTATATCAACTCTTATATGAAGATATATATATCAATAAGAACAATAATAAATTATATATTATTAAACCATCCAAATTATGTGGTTTAGATAATTCATTAAATTATGAAATATATTCTTTAAAATTTAAAACAGATTTTTATATCAAACAAAATAAAGATTATGTTAAAATAATTTTGAATACAAACAATTTCCAAGATTTTTATTATGATATAAATAATCCAGAAGATATTGATGATAAATATAAAATAAAAATAATTTGCTATCAACCAAAATATGAAAAGAAATATTCACAAATAAATAAATATCCAGAAAAAGATTATATAAATGAAATTAATGGTGAATATTATGGGGGATTAGAATTTAATGGGAAAGAATATATTAGTGTTAAACCTAATGAATCAAATACGGTTAAATTATATAAGAGATTAAATACCATTGGAGAGAATGAAATAAAAAATATAGATGGAATTAGTTATAATAAAATATATAAACGTAAATTAAATAAAGAATATTTGAAAGAAAATAAATCTGTATATTCATATATACTTAATATAAATTCTTTTAATAAAGATAATTCTCCATTTAAGTTTTTTGTTAAATATGGTAATGTAGAAGAAGAAATTATTAATGATACACATGAAATTTGTAATGATGAAAACAATGATCTCATTAATAACGATATCTATTTAGAAATTTATATGGATATTTATAATACGGATGTTAAATATGAAGACTTAAAAATTTCATATAATATAGAAGTTATATATAATAGCGATTATGAATTGTTCAAATATGATACAAACTTATTAGAAGATAATGATAATTTAACCGTTACTATTGATGGTGATAAATATAAATATGGACAGAATAAATCTAAAAATGTAATCGATTTGTATAAAAAATTCTTTGAAAAAATAATTATATATCAAGATGAAAATGGTAATAATCCGATTTATTTATGGGATCAAATACCTAAATTAAAATTAAATACATATTTAGAATATGATTTCTATTTAATGCATGATAATCAATATTGGTATGGTATTTATATTTCAAAAGATACAATCGATAAATGTATTGTAGAAAAAGATTTGAATTTATCTGATAATGATAAAGTTATATATATTGATGATAACAATTATAAATTAGAATATGTTAAAAGTGATAATAGATTCTTAATAAATCGTATGAAATATATAGATAGTGAAGGAGTAAATCACTTTAATAATGATGATTTAATTGTAGCTCAATTAGAAAATAATGATAAATTACCAGTAAATATATTTAATGGTTCTAAATGGATAATAAATCCTATATCAATACGTATACCAGATACAACACCAATAGAATCTAATTCAGAAATGTGTATATTATCATTACCTAAAAACAATAATGAATATTATAAAGGATATTATGATGTTACTGTTAGATATTCTTTAGATAGATTCTCTAACCAACAATTCTTAAAAACAACAAAATTATTGATTAAATAATATGAAAACTTTAACACAATATATACAAGAATCTAATATAGAATTAAATGGTTTTTGTATACTTAAACCTGAATTTTTAGATCATACAGATGACTTCTTGGCATTATTAAAAAATAATGATTGGAAAATAATTCAAAAGAAAAAATTATTATTAACTAAAGAACAAGCATCAAACTTATATAGTCCTCATAAAGATAAAGATTTTTATAAAGATTTGTGTGATTATATGTCTTCTAGCGAATGTTTATGTTGTTCTTGTCATAAAGATTGTAATGATCCAATTGAAGATATGAAAAAACTTAAAGATAAAGTTAGAGAAAATTGGGGTAAAGATGAGATGAAAAATGGTATGCATTCATCTGACTCTTTAGAAAATGTAAATAGAGAATCAAAAATAATATTTTAATATAAAATGAAAGAGTTATTGAATTATATATTTGAAGCAAAAATCAAGAAACCTTCAGATGTTAAAAAACTTAAAACTACTTCAAAAACTGAAAAGGTAACTTTTAGAGATGGAGATAAATATGATATGCATGATGATGGTTATGAAGCAGATTTTACATATTATAGTTCAAATGGTGATGGTTATATAATTTCAAAAGAAACAAACAAAGTTTATGATGTAATTATAAAAACATGGTCTAGCGATTGTGGTAGTATTGCCGGTGGTACATATAATCGGTCCGTAACTATTAAAAATGTTGATGGTAAAGGTGATATTCACTTATCTGGTTATTCAGCTATATTTAGTAAACCTCAAGGAGAAAATATTATTAGTGATATAAAGGCTGGTAATTATCTTGAAGATTATATTGCTAAAAACTGGGATGCAATATCTTATGATAATAGAGATAAATGGAAATATCTTAAAGATGCCGGAGATGAAAATGCTAAATCATATTTATCTCAAAAAGAAGAATCAGATGAACAAAAAGCCCAAAAATTTAATGAAAGATATTTACAAATTTCAAGAAGCTATAAGGGTGCCGTCTTAGATTTTAAAATAACAAAAGAAGGTATTATATTTCCATCATGGGTACCAATTGGTTCTGGTAATTCTAAAGAATTAGGTGAATTAAGTAAAAAACGAAGTGAAACGAAATATGGTTCTGATGAATACAAATTAGCTGATAAAGAAGTTAAAGAATTATCTGATAAATTAAATAAAGTTATATATGATATTGTTAAACCATATTTATTACCAATATTAGAAAAAGTATTTAAAACAAAAAATTTATCTAAGTTTGTTGGTCTTTATGGTTCATTTACCATGCCACATGAACATACTATGATTAGTAAAAAGAAATGGGGAGATGTTGTATATGCGATAGATACTAAAGATAAAAAACTTGTAAAAGTTTCATTTGAACATAAAAAGGTTATAGATACTGAATTAAAAATTGAATTAAATGATGATATAGCTATAGATAAAAATGAAGTTTTACCAGAAATGAAACAATTATTTATTGAATGTTCTAAAGCTTGGAAAAAACAATATATGAAACAAACCGAATATGTTAATCAAAATTATTTAGATATTTGGAATAATTCAAGAACGTGGACATATGGTGAACCAACAATAACAAAAGGTGAAGCAAAAGAAAAAGCTGTTGATGATTATAAACGTTTTGTTTTGAAACATGATTTTGAAAAGGGTAGTGGTAAAATTAGTTATTCATTAACTTTATTAGCTGGTTTTATAAAAGGAGATGTTGATCCTAATTTAGAACCAATTGAACAACCATTAGAAAATCCAGTACCTGTTGAAAAGAAAGAACGTGGAAAAGATACTAAATTAAGTCCATCTGCTATGAAAGATGCGGGTCCTAAAATGGATGCTTGGCACGCAGGTACACGTAAACAAAATGTAGGAGCTATGTCTGATGCAAAATTAAAAATGAACTATAAAGTTTGTCAAGCAAAAGGATATGATAAAGAAATGGGTATTTTGAAAGATGAAGCAGACAAACGTGGTATAGTTATTGAATCTTTTACTTATAAAGATTTTATAAATATAATAAATGAATAATTATGTTAGAACTAATTATAGGTTTTATTTTAGGTTATTGGGTTGCTTGTAACCAAGAAGAAGTAAAAGATTATTTTAATAAGTTTGTTGAATGGATAAAAGAACAAAAAAATAAAAAGTCTCAAGAATAATATGAAGTCATTAAATCAAATCATGAATGAAAAATTGATGATTACATCAAAGGTAGATACTAAAGAAAAAAAATTAATCCAAAAAGCAATATATAAAGAACTTGAAAAAAATAATACTACGGGTAGATTTTATAGAGATACAAATTGGGCTGGTGTGACAAAAGTTAAAGAAGATATTATGAATGCCTTACACGGGTTATATAGTAAAACAAAACATGATTATGATTGTTCTATAGCACCTATAAATGGGGGTTATCGTAAATCTAATGACGGAATGGCACAATGGAAAGAATATGAAATTTCTTTATATTTAGGTAAAAAAGAAGAACCATTTATGCAAGGACACTTAAATTGTCATGCAGCTGGTTCTATGGAAGATCCATTTGATATGTATGATATGACTGTAATGATATATGTGTAAATATAAAAAATATATAAATAATATATAATATGAAAAGTATAACTCAATTTATAAATGAAGCAGAATTTTGTAAACCAGATGATATTTGCTATGTTGTAGTTGACGAAAAGACTAATGAAAAAAAATGCTGTTATTTACCTTATACTGGATTTGGTGAAGGTGATGAATTAAAAAATGTTGCTTTACAAATGGCCAAAACATTAGGTGACGGCTTTAAGGTTGTTGCAATGAAATTTAAAGATACAAAAAAATAATATAATATATGAAAACATTATCAGATTTATCAGATATTTTAAATGTCATTAAAACCGCAGAAATGGGAGATGATGTAAATATGCAATATAAAGCATTATTATTATCAGCACTATCTGAAGAATTTGGTGCTTGGTATTTCTATATTATATCTAAACCTTATATAATTGGTGAACATTTTAAGGATATCAAAAACTTATTTGAAGAAACAGCTAAAGATGAATTAGAAGATCATGCTTATTGGTTAATGGAAAGATTAAATCAATTAGGTTATTCTGTTGAAGAACTTGCTCATCCATCATCTTGGGCTAATTTTGCTGAACATAAATATGTTAAACCAATTTTTGATACAAATGGAAATATAGATCCTAAAACTGTATTAGAACAAGCTATACAATCAGAATTAGATGCAATTGCAACTTATACTAATTTGTATGAATTTACTAATGCAATTAAAGACTCAACATCTAATTTAAAGATTAGACAAATTCTTGCTGATGAAGAAGAACATTTGTCGGAATTAAGAGATATATATGATAGTATTAAATAATATTATGAAAAATATTGTAGAATATATAAATGAAAATCTTATTACAGAATCAGCAATTGAAAGATTTTCTAAAGCAACATTAAAAGAAATAAAAAATAATATATTAGATTCTTACATTGAATTTAATATAAAAGATACTCAAATTACGGATTGTAAGTTTTATCAAAAATCAGATTATATTCATTTTAAGTATAAATGTAAAACCCAAAGAAATAATTTTTATTCTGATGATTTAGTACATATTTATTCAAATTCAATACAAATCGCCGATATAAAATTATCAAATATTAAATCTTATGAAAGCCGTTGTGAATTAGTTGCATATAACTATAATAGTAAAACAAACAAAACTTGTTTAGAATATAAAGTTAATGGGCTAAAAGTAAATAATGGATTTGATTATTTATATGGTGATATTAAATTATATATTCCAAATGATATAATGAATGCTTCTGAAAATTATGATTTAGATTGTAAGTCTTATGATGAATTTATGGAAGATTATTTATTAAAAAAAGTAGAATATCATAATACAAAAATAAATCGTGAAGATATAATAGGTTGGGAATCTAAAATAGAAAAAAATGAATTATATATAGATTTACAATTAGAAACAGGTAAAGGATATAGTACAAATTATAGAGAAGAAACTTATAATTTTACTTGGAACAATTCATATTATAATTGTGATAAGAAATTAAATGACAAAGATTATGAAGCACAAATTGTACGTAAGTTTATAAGTGGATTACAAGAATTTGTGAAAACTAAATCAGAATTACCTGAAAAAGTACATGTAATTGTATCACAAGAATTAGAATAAAATAAATACTAATTATAATTATGAAAAGTAATTAATATATATGTACAAGCGAGTGAATCAATGGTAAATTCTGATACTTATGAAATATTAGAACAATTTGTTAAATATCACTCAAATTTCAAATTAACTATTTGGTCTGTGTCGGTTGATAAAATATCAAAAGTAAAATCGTTACGTGATATTAAATTTGACGGACCTCGTCCAAAATTTGATGAAATGTATGATCATATGCGAGCACATATTGGAGAAACTTGTGTATTTTTTGGTAACTAAATTTTTATGAAATATTTGAAAATTTTAAGGTTTATACTATATTAGTAGTGTAAACCTTTTTAATTTTTAAACATATGAATAATAAAAAGTTATACGATAGATGTTTTGAAATTTTTGCTGTTATTATGTTTGTATTATATTTAGTAATACCTAAGATATACAATACAAATAATGATTCAAATTTATCTGAACATAAATTAGATACTGTTGTGGTTATAAATTACAATAATGAAAATATTGTAGAGGAAAATATAATTACATTTGCAAGTTACCCATATACAGTATCTAAAGAGGGTAAACAGTTTATTAAAAATCATGAAAGTTTGAAATTAAAAGCATATAATGACCCAACACCTGAAAAACGTTCTATCGGTTGGGGTCATCAAATTCAACCAGGTGAAAATTATATAGTCATAACAGAAGAAACCGCTAATAAATTATTTGAAAGTGATATAAAGAAAATTGAAGCATCGGTTAATCGTTTATTAAAAAAGACAAATCCTAAATTTAAGTATACACAAAGTTTTATTGATGGAATGGCTTCATTAGTTTATAATTGTGGTGAATATGGTGTGTCACAAACACCATTTTACCAAAGATTATTGAAATGCCGTCCTGATAATTCTAATGATTGTATAAATGAAAGTGATTTGAATTTTACATTAGCCGCCGTAAAAACATCAAAGGTATTTTGTGAAGGTCATAAAATAAGACGTTCTAACGAATATAAATTGATGATTTCTGAAAATATATAATAAATATTTTAATATGGACATAGGAAGTGGAAATGGATATCCTGAATCATCATTAAGTAATTTTGCACCTCACCCGTTTATTATTGATAGTGTTGAATGTAACTCAATGGAGGGATTTCTTCAATCATTGAAATTTGAATCCATTGATATGCAGAAATATGTTTGTACTCTTGTTGGAAAAACCGCAAAGTTCAAGGGTAAGAAAAAGAAATGGTATAGAACACAAACATTATATTGGCAAGGCAAAGCAATTAAACGTGATTCAGATGAATATCAGAATTTATTAAATAAAGCGTATAATGAACTTAATAAAAATGAAGGATTTCGTAAAGCATTGCTTGCAACAAATAATGCAAATTTGACACATTCAATTGGACGTTCTAATACAAATGAAACTGTATTGACATCAAGTGAATTTTGTAAGAGATTGATGCATTTACGTGATATTGGTGAATTGCCTGTCAATGAGAAAATTAAACAAAAAGATTTATTCGGAAACAATATATAAATGATATATAATGATAAAAGAAACAGAAGTAAAAACAATTGAAGTTCACCAATATTGTGATAAATGTGGTGAAGAACTAACATTTACCGGTGAGGTATTATTATCTTATCCAGAAAAGTATGTACATAAATGTAATAAATGTGGAAATACTGAATGGTTTCCAAAATCATATCCTTGTATAGAATATAAAGAAGTAAAAAAGAATCCAATAACTGGTATTGAATTTAGTGATGATTTCAAGAATACATTAAAACGTGTTGCTGAAAGACATAATAAAAATCAAGAAGAAAGTAAATCTGATGAATTAACATTTCCTCATGATGAAATGATTTTTACATTAACACCAAATGAAGTTAATGAATATTATAAATTCATTGAGGAACATAAAAATTGTAAATGTTCCGCAACAATAGGTGGTAAGATATCTGTTATATTTACACCTACTGGGTTGGGTGATGCTAAATCGGTAAAGTGCAATGTATGTGACAAAGAAAAGGAAATAACAGATGTAAGTAATTGGTAGAAATAATAAAATTTTATAGATTATTTGTTTATTTTTATATATAAATATTTAAGTTTAAATAAAAAATAAAAATAATCTATAAATTTTTATGGAAAAATTATCTGTATTTGTACTTGAAGCCGGTCGCCGTGGTAGACCTAGAAAAAACCCGGTAAATGCTGATGGCCGTGAAGTCATTAATGATAATCCAGATTTGAAAAAAGAATTTGGAGAAATTGAATTAATTGATCCGGATAAAGATTTAAGTAAAAAAGAACAAGAAATAATTGACAAAAAAGCTCAAAGAGCTAAACGAGCTAAAGGTAAAGAAGAAAAAGAATGGAGTCCGAATGGTGCAACTTGGGCTATTGAACCTCCTTATGATGATGGAGCTGTGGAAGATATTCCAGATGAAGATTATAATGATAATCTATTAGACCTTCAAGCTAAGTTTGACGCTGATGAACCATTCTTTATCCAAGGTCGTGCTGGTTGGGGTAAAACATCAATTATTGAAGATATGGCTAAACGTGCCGGTCGTCATATTATTACTGTTTATCTTGATAAAGCACAAGCAACTGACTTAGGTGGTATACCTGTTCCTGTTGAAGAAGATGGTGTAGCAAAAATTGTTAACGCTATGCCAGATTGGGCCGCATATATGTTAGCTCATAAAGAAGATAAATTCTTATTATTCTTCGATGAAATGAACCAAGCTCAACCAGACGTTATGAATGCATTGATGCCTATCGTTCTTAAAAATGTTATTTGTAATATTCAATTTAATAATTTTATGGTTGGTGCTGCAGGTAACTTCGCCGAAGAAAATGAAGATGGTATTACAGAATTATCTGGTCCACTTAAATCTCGTTTTAAACCACTTATTATTTGGAGTAGTGGTACAGAAGATGATTGGAGATCAACATTTAAGTATTTACATAAGAAATGGGATAAAGAATTTGGTAAAGAATTAGTTGATGAATTCGAAAAACGTGCAATGTTATTCGATAATCCACGTGAATTGGAACATAAAGTATTTAAAGCAATTAAGAATACAAGAGAAAAAGCTGCAAATGATCCAAAAATCAAATTAAGTCGTTATAATGCACAATGGTGTAAACGTCGTTTAACTGATATTGTTAAAGAAGAATTAACTCGTGAAGAAGGTAATCAATTGAATGAATTAGCCGAAATTTACCACAAACTTTTAGTAGAAGGTCCTGATGCATTTAAAAAGAAAGATGAAAAAGAAGAATCTAAATCAAGACGTTCAAAGGGTGGTGACCAAGTTTCAGAAGAAATTAAAAATCAAATTAAAACAGCAATGAAACGTGGTTATATGATGAATGATGAAAGAGATTCATCTGGTAACCTTATTGATAAACGTAAATATGGTATTTCAAGAGAAAATATAAACGTATTCTGTGATATGGAATTATCAGATAAAGAATCTGGTGAAGTAGTTAATGCAGAAATGTTGGAACGTATTATCAATAAATTAGAAGCTGATGGTGTTAAATTTAAGTATGAAACTAATGCTGAATGGAAAAAAGCTGGTTTAAGTGATCCATACGAAGACTAATAATTATAATAAAATATTTGAACTTTTATGAAATTTATCTATTTTATATTATATAAAAAGTAATAAAAGTTCAAATTAGTTTAAAATTTATAAAAATAAAAATTATGTTAAATTGTTTAAAAAGAAAAGCGTCAAAGATTCTTTATTTCGACAATGATAATGATTTTTATAATTATTGTGTGGATCCAAGAATTGTTCCTATGAAGTCTGAAGAAGGTTTTTATTACACAACTTTTAATTTTACACAACAATATCTTTCCGATGTTAATGATGGAGTAAAATTTGTTATAAAAGATCCTAATTCAAAAATCTTCAAACATCAAGCTGTATGCGTTGGTATTATGAATAAACGTGTACAAAACCTAGAACAATATTTTGATGAAGATTAATTATGGAAATAAAAAGTTCATTGTTAAAATATAAAGAATTTGATTACTTAAAAAATAGTTTAGTTAAAATATCTGAAATTGATGGTAAAGATAAATTCAGAGTAAAGATGATTGAATACATAAATGACACATCAGATAATAATGATGATATGTTCTTTTATGATATGTTACCATTTACAAGATTTCTTAATCCATCAAATAAGTCTATTGCATATACAACACCAGACCATATAATATACTTAAATGCTCCGGGTAAAGTTGGTGAAACTGTTCGTGTTTGGGATTTTATATATTGTCATGAATGTTTACACCAATTATGGGACACTTTTGAAGTTGGTGAAAAAATAAAAAACGCTGGTTTTGAATATAATCATAAATTATTAAATATAGCATCAGACTGTGTAATTAATGACTATCTTAGAACTTTAAGAAAAAAGGATCCATTTACTGATGGTATTTTTCCTGAAACACTTAAAGAAGAATTTGATATTGATTATGACAGAAAGAATGATACTCAATATTCATTATACCTTAAACTCCTTAAAGCATATAAAGAAAATAAGGAAAATAAAGATAAAATGGATGAATTATCAGATAAAATAGAAAAACAAGAAGGTGACCAAGGTATGTCTGGTGATTCTGGTGATTCCAGTTCTTCTGATAGTTCTGATTCTTCTAGTAGTTCTTCAAGTAATTCTTCTGGGGGTTCAAGTAATAACAAACCGGATAAAGATTTAACAGCAGATGATGCACAAAAAGCGGCTGATGAAGCTAAAAAACACGCCGAAGGTGCACAGAAACAAGCAAACTCAAACAAAGCTGAAGCCGAAGCCGGTAAAACTCCATCTTGCGACCCTGAAGAATCTCAAGAACATGCAGATAAAGCTAAAGATGCAGCTAAACGTGCTCAAGAAGCTGCAGATAAAGCAAAAGAATGCGCAGATAAAGGTGATGAAGAAGGTGAAAAGAAAGCTGCAAAAGAAGCTGCCAAAGCTGCTAAAGAAGCTGAAAAGGAATCATTAGCCGCAGGTGGTATAGAAATTGAAGGTATTAGTGATGGACAATCTAAAGAAGGTGAAGCTGATAAAGGTGATGATGAGGAAAGTAATAAAGAAAGTGAAGGTGGTGAAGGTGGTCAAAAAGGTAAAGGAGGAAAAAAAGGTGCAAAAGATAATACAACATCTGATATAACTCCAGAAGAACTTGATGAAATCCGTAAAAGTGCTGAAGAAATCATCAATAAATATAAAGAAAAATTAACTGGACATTTAGGAGAATTTTTAGCTAAATGTAAATCATCTGGTTCATTGAAAAAAGAAGGATTAAAAGTAAATACTTTACGTGGACAATCTGGATGGAATACTCAAATGAATCAAATATGTAAAGGTTTTGTTAAAAAGAAAGTTTTCCAAAAGAAACGTCAATTTGAAAAGACTTATACAAGAGTTAGACGAGGTTCTGGTTTTGTAAAATTCGGACAGCCAATTGATCCGGGCCGTAAAGTTAAAGAGGATAAAATGAACCTTAGTGTTTCTTTTTATATTGATAGGTCTGGTTCAATGGGTAGCTCTATTGATAGTGTATTCAAAGCAGTATTTTATATATCTGATTCGTTGAAAAAACATTTTGGTAAAGAAAAGGTTATTGATGAAAAGATATTTGAGACATATGCATTCGATTATAGTTTACATAAATTGAAGTTCGGCCAAACAATGAGAGCTGATGGTGGTACAATGTCATTTAATGATTTGCTTAAACATATCAATAAAAATACAAAAGATTTCTTAATAAATGTAATTGTAACCGATGCCGAGTTTAGTAGTATAGATACTTCGACAATTAAAGATTTGTTAAAAGATATTGATGGTATATTGATATTTATTACTAATCAAGATAATGAAACAATGAAAGAATTGTCTAAGAAATATCCAACTCAATTATATTATATTTTAGCTGATTCTCAATTTAAATTAGATTAAATATAATAATTCAATAATATTAAAAGTAGGCCAAATGGTCTACTTTTTTTATTTTTATATATAAAACATATTTATAACTATTTTATGAAACAATTATTAGAGTATATAAATCGTGCATCTGTTAATTTTCTTCTCGAAGAAATAGATGCAAATATAAATTATAATTTTGTTAATGAATCTATTCAATCTTCAATTTTACGAGATTTAATTAAACAAATAACAGAAACTATTAAAAATCAAAAGGAAAATGATAGTTGGAGAACATCTCCGACATTTAAGCAATTATTTGCAAGAGATTATATTGCTTGGGATAAAGTAACCGATAATGATTTTGAAATAAGTAAACATTTATCAGCTAATGATGAAGATAAAAAGCCAGTTAAAGAACGCGAAGCATTTGAAAAAAAAATTAGAGCACTTATTAAAGGTAATGGAAATGCACTTGCATTATTACGTAATCCTAAAACAAATACATTTACACATTATATAGATGCTTATGGAGATATGCGAGATATTAAAAATGGATATATTTTAGGTGGACGTAATGGTATAACTCAAGCTGAACGTATGTCATATGTAAAAGAATCTGATATATATTATTTACCATTAGCAGATTTTAGTACTACAGAAAAACGTAAAAAAAGATGGGAGTCAAAGGATGGTATGATAGATTTTGATAAAGAATCATTATCAAATATTGCTCGTAAAAATGTTGAAAGATATAAACAAATTATTGCAAAAAATAAGCTTATTAAACGTGCTCAAAACGACACAATTGGAGAAGATGTTGAAGAAGTTGTAAATAAAGTGATGGAAATCATATTAAAAATCAATAAAGATATTGTAAAATATGCTGATTTGGTATATGATGCGTCATTATTAAATAAAATGTTATATGGTCAAGTACATTATCATAACGGCAAAACATCTGGTACTAACGGGTTATTAGTATTATTTGCTAGTTATATGAGCAATAAAAAAAATGGTTTAGGTAATACACAATATGCTGATATGTATGAAGAAGATGTAGAAAAAAATAAAAGAAAAATAGAAGATTTGATTGAAAAAATTTATGAGGCTATTGAAAAACTTGAATCTAAAATGTAATTTGAATAATATATAATATTAAGAAACCTATCATAATTAATTATGGTAGGTTTTTATTTTTATATATAATAAAGTTATAAATAGTTTATAATGGCAGCATTTGATCTTGATAGAATAAAAACAATTAATCTTTCATTAAATACAGAAATGAAAGAAATTTTAACAGATACAAAACTGTTTAATTTCGCTAATTATGAATATATAACAAATCATAGAGAAGTATATCGTAATCATGGTGAAACTTATGAAAATGTATTTTCATTTCCTTTGGAAATTTTAAGAAACATAAATAATTATAGATTTATTTATAAATCTCCGTTAAAACATATTTATGATTCTTATAAAGTTGATGATAAAGGAAAAATAGAAAATATATTAACTGATCAAGCAGTTTCTTCATCATTATTTAATCCATTATTTAATGTACAAGTTTTAGGAATGTGTGATAATGTTCCTTTATTAAATGATGCAATAGGACATGATTATCCAGAAAATTTAGGTGATTGTTCAATACGTGAATTGGTTAGATTATCAAATTCATTAGATTCGTGTTTAGGAAATGCTAGATATCGTTTTACTGATTTTATGTATTGTCGTGATTTAGGTAAAATATCAAATAATCATTTAATAACATTACGTAAATTTCCATATCCAGTTGGCGATCATATATTTAAGTATACAACACGTAAATATAGAAATAGTGAAGGTGGTGTTGGTGACTATGATAATGCTGGTGATGTTGGTAGATTAGTAACTTGGTTTGGTAATGAAGAAAATAAATTAAGTGATATTCTTAAATATGATTATAGTGCTTCTTGGAAAGAATTAAATTCTAAAATTCAAGAATTAGATTCAAAAGAAGATAATCCACAACGAGGGCCAATGGGTCAGGTTTTAAATACATTTAATAAACAATATAATAATATGGCAGCGGGTGGATTTGCTGGTTCACATAATTTATTAAGAGGATTAGGTGCTAAGTTTCAAGGACCAAGTGATAATACTGATGTATTACGTAATTATGATAATAATAAAGTATATACACCATTAAATACAGTACAAGATACTCATATATATGAAGGTAAATTAAAATTTAATCAAGAGTTTAATTTAGTATTTACGTATAAGATGCGTTCTTATGAAAATATTAATCAAAAATCCGCATTTCTAGATTTAATAGCTAATATTTTAGAAGTAACATATCGTAGAGGACAATTCTGGGGTGGCGCTCAAAAAATTGTTGGACCTCCACCTAATATCCAAGGATGGAAAAAAGCTAATGCATTTATTGATGGTGCATGGGATAAACTTGGGGGATATTTAAATGCATTAGCAGATGGTACACTAAACTTAGATGATATACTTGGTAAGATTGCGGAAGGTGCTTCTGAATTGCTTGACAAAGCAAAGGATGGAGCAACATCGGCACTTTCATCTCTTAACGGTAATGGTAAATCGGTTACACAAAATATCGCTGGTGCATTAAAAAATGTAAATGATAAATATGGTATTTCTCAATTACTTAAAGGTTCATTAAAAAATGCACTTGGGAGACCGGCAATGTATGCATTTGATTCATTATTACCAAGTGGTATATCTGGTTTATGGCACGTAACTATTGGTAATCCTAAAAACCCAATAATGGCAATGGGTAATTTAATCATGACTAAAGCATCTATTCAACATGATGGTCCATTAGGTATTGATGACTTCCCGACAGAAATAAAAGTTACGGTTACATTAAAACATGCAAAATCAAGAGATTTAACTTCGGTTGCACATATGTATACCAAAGGTTTGGGATCTATGTATATTAGTAATGCACGTACACCATTATCTCAATGGTATAAATTGAATGATACACAACAAGAAACGATTAAAGCTTATGAACAGGCTAATCAAGCTAAACAAATGGGTGAATATAGTGCATCTAATAAAAATGACCCAAACTATATAAAAGATCCTAAAAAACGAGCTGAAAAATTAAATACAGATGCAGATGCATTTAATAAATATGTTTCAGATCTAAAAGAACAAGAAGCTATGGGTTTAATGTCTGAAAGTGTATTTGATGGATATTTATCATCACCTTCAAATGCTCTTGTTGCGATGACCAACCAAGATAGAGTAATTACAGCGAGAGCAGTAATTGATGAAATTGCTTAAGTTAAATTTTATTAAAAAATATTAAAGAAGAGTTAGAAATAAGTTCTAACTCTTTTCTATTTTAAATAATAAAATATATATATTTATAAAAAGACATGTCTAACAAATTATTATTTATCGGATTAAATGGATATGCAGGTTCTGGTAAAGATACAGTAGCAAAAATGTTAAAAACAATTTTATCATACCCTTGGGATAATTTAGAATCTTGTAAATCTTATTATAAACAACGTTATACAAATCCAACAATTTCAGCAACTTTTAATATAAACAATGAAAATGAAACTATGCCCGTAATGTGTATAGCTTATGCAGATCAATTGAAAGAAATATGTTCAAATATGTTTGGTATACCACTTGAAAGATTTTATATGAATAAATCTAATGCTTGGGTATGTATAAATGATAGATTTCAGTATACAGAAATTCAACCTGAAGAAGATAATATCATTACTGCAGATGATTATTATAATTCAATATCAAGTTATATAAATTCTAATAATAAATATTGGATGTCATTAAGAGAAATTCTAGTATATGTTGGAACTTATGTCTTACAACAAGATGTTAATAGACAAATATTTGTAAATATTGTTCGTAATAAAATTAACAATATTGCTAATATAAACCATAAGTTGAAATATGTAATTGTAACTGATAATAGATTTGTACATGAATTGGATTATATTAAAGAAAATTCTGGTATTTTGATGACAATTACTAGAGATTCTGTTATTCAATTGGATAATATAGCTGAACATGATTTGGATGACGAGAATTGTTATGATTATATTATTGAAAACAATGATGGTTATGATGAGTTATTTGAACAAGTTTGGAATATTGTACATGATGATGTTGAATTTAGAAATGAAATAATTGAATTACAAACACGAGATGATGTTGAAAATTATTTAAGATTGATTGATAAAACAGATATTGAAAGTGTATATAAATTATGTACTCCATTAAAAATTCAACAATCATACCATTCGGATGGGGAAATAACAATGATAGATCCTTGTGGAGGTCCTATATTGTGTGTAGGAGAAATTATTAAAGGTTCTAAAGGTGATAATAATCCTTATGGGTTAATGATATCAAATATTAAATTTGATAATGAACAATTCTATATATATGTAGACAATAGATATTGGGATAACGTACCTCAGATATATTAAATTGTTGTTTAGTATTATTGGTTCAACCATTTTTATTATATTTTTTTATTTTTATATATAATTGTATAAATATATTTTTATATATACCAAAAATAGCTTAAATATATAATAAAAATGGTTGAACCAATTTTAGATTTTGTTAGTGAAAATGGGGTTTTAGGATTAGTAATGGTTTTTGTCATTTTAGCAATGGTATTCTTGTTTAAATGGGGGACTAAAAAATTGTCAAAAGATATTGGTGGAGGAATGGAAACATTAGCAACAAATGTTACAAATAATATGAATAATTTAACTAAGTCAATGACCGACCACATGATTGGATTAAATGAAAGTATGTCAGAAAATTTAACGACATTATCTAATTTAATGACAAATTCCATGTCTAAACAAAATGATGCATTAATTGCATCTATGACACAACAAAATAAAGAATTATTTAATTTAATACGTCAACAATCAGAAGTAGGACAAACCCAGATAAAAAATCATAAGGTTATGTTAAATGAACGAATGAAGGTTACATCTAAAATTAATGATAAAGTAAGAAATTTGATGAATTTAACAAATTGTGACCGTGTGATGATTTTAGAATTTCATAATACAAATGAAAATTTAAATGGTGTTCCATTTGCTAAATATAGTTGTACTCACGAATATTTTAGAAGAGGTATATCACAATTGGCTAATAAATGTGTAAATATGCAATTCTATTCAATATCATCTGTTGTAATGGATATGTTAAATAAAGAAACAGAACAAATTTATTATGAAGATATTGAAACAATTGCAGAAGTAAATCCAACATTATATTCATTATTAGTTGAATGTAAAGCTAAGTCTATTTTATATACTGGTATATATGATAATAACAATTGTTTAATTGGTTTACTTTCTTTAGAATATCACGAACAAATGAACGCAAATTTAATAGATTTTGAAGAAATTAAAACACAAGCAGATATTATTAGTTCAATGATAAATTTAAAAAATGATAAGAATGAATAATGAGTGGATATAGAGATGCGAGTGATGAAATAGTAACCAAATTATTACGTTGTAGAATTGATTTATTTAAGGAAATATTAGAAGGTTATGCCGGAGGAATAAATCTTGGAGAAACCAATAATACTGTTGAATATAAAAATACTCTGGTAAATAATCCGATAGAAATAAATATTGGCGGAGGCGGTGGTGAAATGATTGATCCAAGTTTATGTGTAGCCACAGCACCCGGAGTTATTGTTTTTGGTGCAACAAAATATACCAGGGCAAGAAAAGGTCCTATTAAATATTTGGTTATTCACTATACCGCCGGTGGTAGTTCTAAAGGAGGTGCTGCTAAAAGAACTTGTGAGATGTGGGTAAATTCTTCTAGGCCTGCATCTGCTGATTTTGTAGTAGATGATGAAACAATGTATCAATATACACCTGATCCAGCAAAATATGCTTGTTTTGCTGTAGGTAAACCTAAAAGGGGAGTCCCATATAATATGCATAATTGTGTAAGTATTGAAGTTTGTTCATCATTCAATAAAAAAATTGGTAAAAGTGTTAATAACCCAAATGACAAAGGTTGGTACTACTCAAATGCAACACTTGGAAATGCTATTAAATTAGCAAAAATAATAATGCAAAAATATAATATACCTATAAATAATGTCATTCGGCATTATGATGTAAGCGGTAAATTATGTCCTGGTATAATTGGTTGGAATAGTGAAAGTGGTAGTATAACTAATTGGAATCAATTTAAAAGTATGTTAGCATAGAAATTATGGAAAGTACAAATGAATCAATATTAGAGGGAATTAAAAACCACGTTAAAATAACTCAAGTAGTATCAGATTTTGGTGGAGGAGGAAATGGTGGAGGTAATGTAGGTAGTATAAATATATCTGGTAATGCCGCTACTAATAAAGAAGCTTGGGATAGAGCTTATAAAGAATATGGAGATCGATTAGGATTAAAAGATGAACGAGCATATATGCATTTACTTGGGCAAATTATGCACGAATCTGGTTCATTTAAGTATATGGAAGAATTAGCATCTGGAGATGCATATGAAGGAAGAAAAGATTTAGGTAACACTCAACCTGGTGATGGTAGAAGATTTAAAGGTAGAGGTCCTATTCAGGTTACTGGTAGAGCTAATTATAAAAAGATATATGATTCATTTTTTAAGAAAAATGGATTAGGTCAATATGATATAGTAAATAATCCAGAACTTGGTTCTAATCCGTATATAGGTTCTTTAATAACATTTGGTTGGTTATTAAATACTGGTAATGGAAAACGAGCAATAGCAGCTTGTAATAGTTATGATATTAAATCGGCAACTAAAGCTATTAATGGTGGATATAATGGATTAAAAGATAGAGAAAACAAAACGGCAGCTCTGCTAATACAAAATAATTTGGCATAAATAATATGGAATATAAAGTTGGTTGTTTAGAAGGTTGTTCTCCGGCGCAAGTTATAAATTTATTATTTGCAATTAATGATATAAGTACTGTAAAAGTATATAATAATTGTGATTGTGAATATGATAATTCCGAGTTACAATATGCATATAGTTTAGATAATGTATGTTGGACTTGTTATATGTCATATGATGAAATACTAAAAAGTACAATTTCAATAAAACAAGATTTTTATGTAAGAATTAAAATTTCTAATATAGTTGGTTATATAACAATAAATGGAGAAAAATCTTCAGATTATTCAACACAATTATTTCAAGGTTTTGATTTTAAGTTAGAAAATTGTGCAAGTACTTCTAAAAATACTTTTAATCCTTATGCTAATTTAGATTGTGCTATATCATTACAAACACAATTAGCAGAAACAGTTGCTTGCATGTTTGGTATACCAATATATTATTTTAAGTTATCACCAAATGCAGGTTCTAAAGATATTACATTTAAAGAATATGCTTTAATGGATGTTGAAGCCGTTAAACAAATTAAGTTAATTATTAAAGATGGTCAAATGCCATCTTCAAAACCCGAATTTAGTGAATTTGGTTTAGATTGGCAAACCGATTGGGAAACTGAAATTTCAAAAGGTATGTTTGCAACTGCATTTGGTATGAAAGCACAACCAATGGAAGGTGATTTGATATACATACCAATGATGAAACGTATGTGGATGGTTAATGGTGCATACGATGAAAAAAATGATTCATTGATGTGGAACTCTACAACATTCAGATTATCATTAGTAAAATACCAAGAAAAAGCATCTGTAGATTTAGGAGAAACCGAACAATTGGTTGATTCATTTGTAAAAAATAAATATGAAGATTTATTTGGTGATGAAGAAAATATTGGTTCTGGTTCACAAGAGTTAGATGCACCATTATATGCAGCAAATAGTTTATATGCGGTATTTGAATCTGATGCAACTAGAAAATATGTATCTTGTAAAGATTTAGATATAAGTGCAAACACAATATATTATAAAGGTACATTAATAGCAGATTCTAAATATGACTTTAATAGTAATTTAGTAAAGAAGAATATTATTTATCAAAAACAATATTGTGGGTCAGAAGGAGCGGTATCATTTATTATAAATCCAATATTTAATATAAATGAATTTGTAGAAAAAGTTCCATTATTTGAAATAGGTGATATAAAAATAATGATGGAACAAGGAAAATTAGAAACAATATTGACAATAAATAAAGTACCTGGATTTGAAATAAACTTAAAAAATGGTTCACCTTATTTTATAACATTCAGATGGTCTAAAGTATTAAATCATGTAGAATTTAGTGCATATAATTATGTGTGTAATGAAAAAATTCCTGAATATAAAAGAACAAGTGTCCATTACTGGTTTGATATTAATAATCCAAGAAAACAAAATATTGGTAAATTTAATATTGAATTAGAACACCCAAATAAAAAAGATGTTGTATTAAATTCATTATATGGTTGGATAACAAATATAAAATTATTTGATGTTTATAATGATGATATAAGTGAATTATTACAAACATATCCAAATCATAAACATCTTATAATAAATGATACAGCTAGAAAAATTGTTGATTTAGATGGAGTATTATTACATTAAATATATAAAGGAGTAATGAAAATTACTCCTTATTTTTTTGAAATTTTTAGTTATATTTCTATATTATATTTGTAATTTTTAAACCAAATAAAATATTTAACTATGGCAAATTTTAATTTTAATGAATTTAAGAGAACAAGAGTTGCTAAGACGGTAAATGGTGCTAATGCAAAGTTTATTTGTGAGACTCGAGGTAAGATGTTGGTTGAGATTTCACCTTTGTCATATGGTCAACCATATATGGTTAAATATAATCTCGATGGTAAGAGATATAGTGGTACAAATCATCACGAGGATTTAACAAACTAAAAATTAAATATTTTATATTGATTGGGTGACATTAATGTTACCCAATTTTTGTTTATTTTTATATATAAATATAGGTTATTTAATAAATAGAATCATTAATAAATTATATAAACGAACAAAAAAATAATACTAAATGGGTTGCTATTGAAATAACAACAGAAGATCATTTTAATAATAAAAAAACGCATACTTCACAACGTGTTGTTTCATATGACACATATCAAGATTTACTTGATAAGGGATATACCAAAGGTTCGGCAAGAATTATAAGTGTTGATATATTAGGTTCACCTTCACGAGATAAAGAAGTTGCAATGTCATATATTGATGCACCTAAACGTTCTAAACGTAAATCGGAAGTTGATAAAGGTGATGCTGATTATGTTGTTTATGTTATTAATTGTGGTAAGTTTGGTCCTACAGGTAAAACAAAATTTGATTGGAATATATGGGATAATATAGATGAAACAAATGGGGCAGATATATATACAAATGAAATTGGACAATCTTTCTTATATGGCGCACCAGGTTCATTAAAGGTAGGTGATAAACTTTGTTGTGTTGATAATGATACACTTAAAAAGATTTCAAGATATTCAATACCTTGTGATATTACACATGTATTTAATGTTAAATCTAAAGATGATTTTGTTGAACAATTCCGTAAAGCATTCCCAAATCATTGTACACGTCCATCCACTCAATTTGGTAAAAAATCAGATGGCTTGCCATGGTCTGGCGGAAAATATAGATTTGGACAAATATATTCAATTAAAGGAGTATCTGAATAAATATATTTTAAAATATTATGAAGTCGTTACATACTTATATTACTGAATCAATATCAAAACAGGATTTTGATAAATTTGCTGAATGTGCATTAACTGCAATTGATTATTATTATAATGAAGGTCTTGAAATATATAGTGACAATAATCTTAAGGCATATGTAAACGGTGATACTGAACCAAATTACAAAGATGTTATTAAGGATATTATTGCTGAAATGAAACCTGAAATTCCTAACAATATTATGAAGGAATTAAATAAATATCCTAATTGTAATGATAAAGAAGATATAGAAATGACAATATTAAAAACATTTGAAAAATTATTACCTAAATATTAAATATGAAATCAATTAAAGATTATATAAATGAATCCTTTTTAAATAGTTCTGTTAAAAAATATGAAAAGGATATATATAAATATTTAGAGACTCGTAAATGGGATGATTTATATGATATATTACAAGAATATGGATATGGCGATGAGTATTATGATTTAGTTGATGAAGTACTTAATAATCTAAATATTAACGAAAAACATAAAGATTATGATGATGTACGTTATGGGTTACAAAATATCATCAAAACATATTTAATAAAAAATAAAATGTGGAAAAAATAAATATGAAATCAATTAAAGATTATATATTAGAATCTGAAGC